GTTGGCTCCCGCTGAGTAAGCGAGAGTGATCGGTTCGGGGATCAGTTATGATAGTGTTAGTGCATAAGCGGTTATGGCCAAAAGAGGCCGACCGAAGGGAGTCTATGCCCGATGTGTGAGGACGTATGTGTTACCTAGTCTACGTTGGGAGGGCTAGGGAACCCCGACGGAGGAGAGGGTTCGCCTTTGCACCACTCGGTGGTGCGAGGGGTTGACCGTCGGATGGGGTGGGTTACACCCCAAGAGACCCGCCGGAGGCATGGAGGTAAGCTCGCGGCTACCTTCGTTAAATAACCAAGGGTCGTTCTCCCAGCGCGTCTTCTCCCTCTGTCTCCTTCCTGAGACTACAGTAGGCGTGCGTAAGCGGAGAAGATGATAGTAACTAAGCGACAATTCAGCGGCATCTCTCTCTTTTCCTGAGACTACAGTAGGCGTTCGTGTGCGGAAGCGATGATAGTATAACTAACGGCAATTCAGCGGCATCTCTCTGCTGTCTCTCTCTGTGAGCCGTAAGGCGATCACTCTCTGCCTCTCTCCTTCCTGAGACTACAACAAGCGTTCGTATGCGGAAGCACTGGTAGTGTCTAGCGATATGCAACGTCATCTCTCTCTCTCTCTGTCTCTCTCTGTGAGCCGTTTTTAGGCGATCACTCTCTGTCCTTCCTAAGACTACACTGAGCGTTCGTATGCGGAGAAGACATGATAGTAACCAGTGATGTCCAACGTCATCTCTCGCCTTCAGGCGTCTCCTCTCTCGTCTCCTTCAGGAGACTCTCTCTCTCTCTCTCTTCGGCATCAGCCGTCCTCCTCTCTGTCTCTCTCTCTCTTCGCCTTCAGGCGTCTCTCTTCGGCGTCAGCCGTTTCCTTTAGACGAGCGTAACGAGGCCGAAGGCCGAGAGTCGCTGCGAGCCGTGAGGAGGCCTGCCGACGATCTATTAGGTGACCCTTGACTCGACGATACAGATGGGACGACAAATACACGAACACGACGAGGGATTCCCGGTGGAGACCCCTCCCCCCCGACATTCTGAGATCATCCGGCCCCTATGGGGGGTTTTTTTCTCAACGTAATCATACGTTAACCCCACGCATTTTTACGTTAAAAGTACGCGGGGTTCTCCATAAGAGTCCCACCCCGGTAACACACGACAACATTGGATCGATAACCTGCAACTAAGATTACATCCAAGTAGTAGCAGTTTCAGTAGAACCCCATAGTTTATTGTGGGATTCCATAAACTTAGCTAATTCTTTGTCTATAACCTCTTCCCTGTAATCAGCTACAGACCTATCTATGTGAGATTCCATCTGTTCGACCCAATATCCACACGCTATGGCCAACGCATCGAGCCTATCGTCATGTCTAAGTGACCCCTTATCGAAAGTTATCCTTGACATCTGGTAGAAGAGAGAGTACAATATGTTATCACTGCGTGACACTAGTGAGTCCCTTGTGAGGCTATCAGTTGTCTTAGGGTCACTTACTACATCTTCTTCTATAACTCTTTTACTAAAGACCAACCTATGGGAATTCATAAGGGGTTCTAAGGTATCTATGATCCTTCGCTCCTTCTGTAGGTTGTGTCTTACTTCTTCTACCGTACAGGGGTAACCTACGTCTTCTGCTAAGACAGGTTTTAGTAGTTGACTGAACATACCGTCCCCAAAGTTACTCTCAGCCACGATATAGTTGACTTTGTTTTGTCGAGCTATCGTTGCCAGCCTTTTGAGTACTGCTGGGGTATATCCTCCTAGGAGACCGCCGCTGGCTGTCACGAACAGCTGCCCATTCAGTATTTTCACGACAGCATAAGCAGTTTCGTCCTTACCCATGCCAGCCGGATCGATGGACATCACGGCCCCTGTATACTTTTGGTGGCCTTCAGCCACCTCCATAGGCCTGTAGAAGCGGTCTCCTGCAAGGCCGGGGGCCTGTAGGTCTTTCCACTCTAGCTCAGGCGAGGAGGCCCAAGTCAGCTTGGGGGAGGCCACCTCGTCATCTAGGGGGTGTACGATGAGGTCAGCCAGCTTCAGGGGATACCTACCGACGTCACTGAGGGTGGTATCCAGCATGTACTGGAGGGCAAAGCCGCTCTTCCCGTAGGAGGCCTCACGTTCCTTCAGGTCGATATCGTCGAACCGAATAGGGTCGATAGGGGTTCCGATAGGTTCTTTTTCGCATATTTCTGCGATATAAGGAGCTAGACGATGCCCGTAGGCGGTCTTCATCTTCTCTGTCGGCACACGGGCAGGCCACACCTTGATCTCGTACCCACGTTCAGGGAGTACGTTGTAGATCGACATCTCCGTTTGGGGAGTGCCGAGGTAGACGATACGGCCATCAGGCTTCAGGACAGCGTCAAACTCCTTGATGGTCTCCTGAATCTTGTCTCTCATGACCTGAGTCAGGCTATTATTGAGGGATTCTACGTCATCAGCCACGATTAGGTCAGCACGGCTACCTGTTAGCTGCCCTGTAATCCCTACGGACTTCACAGAGGGAGCGTGAGCAGCAGGGGCAGGCCCTACATCGAAGGCAATCTTGCTGCTTCTTTGTTCTTCCCTCGGCATGAGATGCTTCAGGATGGGCATTTCGCTAATCAAACGTAGCGTAAACGTAGAGAAATCGTCACTTCTGGTTTTACTGGCTGAAACAACGAGGATGTTCAGGGCAGGCTTCAGAAGCAGCTGATGGCAGACGTAGGCAGAAGTGATCCAACTTTTACCTACGCCACGGAATGCTTGGATACAGCACCGACGCGGCCCGTTATCCACATACTCAGCTATGTCGTACTGAGTTGGGGTAGGGTCAGGCAGGTTAAGGTGCTTCCAAGTGAGGAACAGGAAGTTCCTGAAGTCCTGTAGTTCTGGGGGAGCCTTCATTGAGCCTCTATGGGGCCTTCAGGCCCTTTTTACTGTCGAGAGGACTACTGCCCTTCCTGTGCTTTTGAAAGTTCCTCAGAAGAAGGAAATGGGAGGGAATTAGCAAGGTTGGCTAGGGGGGAGGTTTCTCTGGGCGTTGAGGTAATGCCGTTATCCTTCAGCATCTGACGAGCAACATTGAGGTCAGTCGATGTGGCCTCCCCAGAGTTGATTCTCCCAGTGAGATCATCACAGACTAAATCAAAGAGATCACCTAATCGTTCTTCTTTAGTCTTCGCCATTGTTCAATAGCCTTCCCCCCTGTCCATAATATGGTGACAAGCAGTAGAGTTATCTTCAGAATCAGTTCAACGTCGGTGAGGGTCACTACGCCGAACACCGTACCATTCACACCAAAGATTTTGAAGTACTCTTCCACTATTATTCATCTCTATTGTCTGCTTTAACGATTTCAGCAGCCCCTGCTAGGGATTTTGGCCCGTGTGCCTGTATGAGGTCTACAAGGCCTTGACCGGCTTCTTGAAGGCCCTTCATTTGGGCCTCTTTAGCAGCCGGAACCAAACCAATTGGCAGGCTAACTATAGCAGCTTGGTAGATGGTATTCAAGAATTCCATGCCCATCTGGGCTTCTTGTTCATTTAGGACTGGTCTTTTCTCTTCGCTCATTTTTCTTATTTATTGTTACTTTAGTATTATCCCATTCTGTTCCTTTCCACTCAGAAAGTGACTGGGACAAATTCTTATCAGAGGTAAGCGAGTCGAATGTAATACTCCACTCAGACTCCCTCCCACTTACTTTAGAGATGTTCATCTCTTCGCACTGACATTTTTTACAAGGCATTTTACGAGTTCGTCAATCCTTAATTTTGAATTCCACTACCTCCCTTTACTCGCGCTCTGAAGAAAGCCTGTGGCCCCACGACTCTGGTTAAGGGGGACACCCACCTCCCTTTGCTGTTAGTCTGAATGTCAGCCAGATATATCCACTCTAGCTTTCCCCTGTCGTAGTCTCCTTTAGAAAATTCTACAGTATAAACTTGATTAGCTGCCCCCATAATGCGGAGCATGAAGTAGCTTCTTTTGGGAAGAAACTTGAGAACAGGCGTATCTATCTCAATCGTCGGTTCTGCCTTTAGGCTTAATGCGCCAATCAGAAATAATAAAGAGATTCCACGGATGATCATCAGCAGTCTTCTGCGTCTTTGAAAAGGTCGAGAGTTTTCAGGTGTTCATAGGCTTTCTCCACAAACTTATTGTAGGGAGTATCCACAGGAAGTTCGATAGCGTAGCCCGTAGCTCCCTCCTGCGCTAGACCCTCTGTAGAATACTCTTGGTTGTAAGCCCCTACACCCATTTCTACCTCTACATCCTGAAGTATCTCACCTTCTTCGGTCATTTTTGTTCCCAAAGCAGTCTGTGGTTCGCCCTCCACCCACTTTACTTTGTTCATCAGGTTTTCCATCGTATCGAATTCAAGAATCTCTACCTCAAAGAAGACGGCTATCCCCGGTTCTTCTCCGTAGTTTTTCTCATACCAAGTATTTAACTGCCGCACCCTGTAGTACCCATCTATTGGAGGAGGGGCATCTGGGTACGGATCGGTTGTTTCTCCAAATTTCTTTTTTAATGCCATATCAAGACCAGTTTATGTTGTAACTACTTCCTGTCACTTCTTTCCACCCTGAAGTACTCATCGAAGTTAGGACACTTGTGTTAGACCCTGACGAGTTCGTTCCAAATGAAGTAAAAGTTCCACCACCTGAACCGCTATACTGGTATGTATTTTGATTCGTTCCCCTTATGTCAGGAATTAACTTCCAACCCATTGCAAAAGTGCCTCCATACATTGCGTTACTGGCTCCTGCATACTGATACCAGCGCCACTTACTGAAAGTCCCATGTGTTGCGCGGCAAGCTCCCATCAATTCATGCGCTGAGAAGTGCCACCCATTCATTACTCCCTTCTTTAGACCATTAGTAAAATTAGTGTTATCCGTAGCGTCATTGTAGTACGCATCTGGAAGTATACTCGCAGACCAACCTGAAGTACCATTGCCGTAAAGGTTGTCTGTGTAGAACTGGCAACAAGGTCTTAATGACCAACTACAGCTTGTATCACCCGTAGTCATAGTGTCCGTGATGGCCGGTAAATAGTAATCATCTCTCTTCCATTGCCTCCTACCTGTCGGTGATCCTAAGAATGAACCGCCTGTCCCTGTGTATGTCCATAGACGGGAGAAGACAATATAGAGGCCGTTGTTTGGCATGTGGTTGTCTACAACTTCTTCATGCCGACATTTATAAACCGTGCCAGCACGTTCAATCAGTACGAGGTCATCTTTGTGTGGCGTGGACATTACTTAAAGCGAAGGTAAAAGGTGTTAGTCCATTGCAGTCCGTTGGAGTTAGATGTACCGCTTCGGCCTAAGTAGGTGAATCTTATGATATCTCCGTTGTAGATGCGTGACCAATAGTTATTCTTCATCCAAACGATACTACCTACGGTCTGGCCGCTGCCCTCGGTATAGATGTAGGATGTGTTAGATACTTGGGATACCGTACTTCCTTGTGGTGGCAAAACCTTCGTGCCTCCCCCCATGTAGGTGTTCTGTCCGTAGCTACACCCATAGATTCCGTTATTCGCACCAGCATAGGATGAGGGAGTGTAATTATTCGCGTTCCATCTATTTCCAGTAGTTCCCCAAGCTATCGCAGAGTAACTCAGGCCAGATGGATCGGTCGAGGTACTACTGTTTGACGAAGTATTAGTTGACCAGTTTCCGTAACCCAGCCGAGAGCTATTCCCAAAACTCCAATCACCCGCTGCGCCTCCACCGTAGCCACTAAAACGCTCACCGCTGCCAGAGAGAATTTGGATATTACCCAACACAAAATCACCGTAATAGTTAGTATTTGCTGAGTTCCTGACCCCGACATATAAGTTACCAGAACGGTTATCAACTTGGTAGCCGGTTGTCCCATTAACATTTACCCGCGCTTCACAAATGTAGTAAGCATCATTTGAATCATAGGAAGTCCCGCTGCGATACCAAGTAGGCAGGGTGACCATTTGATTGCTAGAATAGATGTCTAGGTTTCGGTTGGCAGAGGTAACGAAATCAGAGCTACTCTTCCATCGAAAATCAGCCCAAGTGCATTTATAGACAGTACCGCTGCGTTCTACTGCAACGAGATCATTAGACGTACCCGCTTGTATCATGCGGTTACAGTCCCACTTGCGTTGCCAACCTCCTGCTGAAGTGTCGCCAACAATCAGAAAATCGCCGTTCTGTGGTGTGGACATTATGGTAGACTTGCTAGTGCGCTGATGTTACCTAAATCATTCCATGAAACAGAGCCACCACCTTGAGCATCTTCCCAAGTCCAGCCACCTGAGTTTCCTGATCGACGGGTCAAAACCTGTCCGTTAGTTCCAGAGTTGGATATATTCATGTGTGACTCTTCAAGCCCCCCAATGGTTTCCCATCTCATCCCTCCTGCTAGGTTGGGCCGCTTGATCATCCAGTTTCCATTCGCATCAGCACCACCGTCAGCCATGTGCAGCATACTCTCTTCAACTTTCCCTGATCCAATGGTTAGGGTAGTTGATCCAGATACATCTCCTGAGTGAGTTTGGTTTCCTGTTACCGAGCAGTTTAAGGTTACTGTCCCGCTAGTCCCGCCCCCAGTCATCCCTGTTCCAGCGGTAACGCCGGTAATATCACCAGAATTTGTGGTGTATCCACTATTGTTAGTCCATTGAGATATGTTCCCGCCTTTATTCGTAAAGGTCTGGCTGTTGGACGCTGTGGTAGTTCCTGTGTTCGTGGTGTAACCGCTGTTGTTCGTCCACATCGAGATGTTACCACTTTTATTGGTAAACGTCTGGGAGTTACTTGGAGTAGTAGTCCCTGTGTTCGTGGTGTAACCCGCTCCGTTTGTGAGTGAGCTATTGTTTACAGGGATCGTGGTACTGTTGAAAGCGTTAGACCCGAAAGTGTACGTCTGGTTGGTGGCCCCTGAGACTGCAAAGGTTAATGTATTACTGCTTTTAGTAATACCGTTTAGATAATAGTTGGTATTTGTATAAGAGGTAATATAACCGCTATTATTAGTCCATTGAGATATATTGCCGCCCTTATTAGTAAATGTTTGCGAGTTGGAAGCGGTAGTGGTTCCCGTATTCGTAGTGTAGCCAGAGTTATTAGTCCACTGAGAGATGTTCCCTCCCTTGTTCGTAAAGGTCTGAGAGTTGCTCGCAGTAGTTGTCCCAGTATTGGTGGTGTAACCGTAAGTGTTGTTCCAGCCACTATTACCGTCTGTAATGTACCCAGAGTCATTAGTCCATTGAGAGATGTTACCACCCTTGTTTGTAAAGGTTTGGCTATTGGAGGCAGTAGTTGTACCCGTATTAGTTGTGAAACCGTAAGTGTTGTTCCATCCCGTGTTGCCGTCTGTAATATATCCAGCAGAAGCGTGGTTTCCCCATCCGTAAGCCGTGTTCCAGTTAGCTGAAGTTCCGTAAGACGATGTTGTAATTAGCCCATTAGTCCAAATCCCAGTTCCAATAGCAGTTTGTGTCACACCATTGGTCATGAATAACGCTTGGTGACTCAGACCCGTTTTGCTCTGACCACCCATGTTAGTGTGCGTGTATGCTATGCCATACAGATTACCAGCAGTTGATCCAGAAGCGTTCAGCAAGTAGGCTGATCCCATTGACCAAACGTGTTGATACTTTGTTGATGAATATAGGCCAACTTGGCCAATGCCGTAATTGTTAACGACTGTGTTGCCCGTCATCGTGCCACCAGCTTTAGGCAAAGCAGCATTGGCTACGGTGTTGTTTGTGTAACCAGAGTTGTTAGTCCATTGAGATATATTACCGCCCTTATTAGTAAAGGTCTGAGAGTTAGATGCGGTGGTCGTACCTGTGTTAGTTGTGTAACCGTAAGTGTTGTTCCAACCAGTATTACCGTCCGTAATGTACCCAGAGTCATTAGTCCATTGAGAGATATTCCCTCCCTTGTTAGTGAAGGTCTGACTGTTGGACGGTGTGGTGGTTCCTGTGGTCGTAGAATAACCAGAGTTGTTAGTCCACTGGGATATATTACCGCCCTTATTAGTAAAGGTCTGAGAGTTACTTGCAGTAGTTGTACCCGTATTAGTTGTGTAACCCGCTCCGTTTGTGAGTTGGTTATTATTCGTGGGGGGAGCGGAGTAGCTGGTGAAAGCATTGGAGCCGAAGATTTCCGCAGAACGCTTCCTCCCTTGGCTCCCATTATCTAGGACAACGAATTCATCAGTTCCATTCACCCACGCTGCCGTCATGTCAGGAAGTTCTCCCAGAGCTAGGGTAAGCGTTCCTGTCCCCGTTATCGTTCCTCCTGATATTCCAGTTCCAGAGGCTACTGAAGTTACGCCGCTAGATGTAACGAATCCGTAAGAGTTGTTCCACCCGCTATTACCATCCGTGATGTACCCAGAATTGTTTGTCCATTGAGATATATTTCCACCCTTGTTTGTGAACGTCTGGCTATTAGATGCGGTAGTGGTTCCTGTGTTAGTTGTGTACCCAGCACCGTTAGTTAGCTGGTTATTATTGGTAATCGAATTGGTAATGGTGTTACCAGAAATACTTATCCCTGTCCCTGCTGTTACGTTACCGGCATTCCATACGTGCTTCAGACCAGAACCCTCATCAACCTCAAAGTTTCCATTCTCAGTTTTTTTAATGTCCCATCCAGCCCACTCTCCGTCTAAGAAGCCA